GAGACAGCTGCTGACCGTGCAGCCCGTGCTGCTGCCGATGCTGCTAACGAAATGGAACGACTTGGACGTGAGGCTCAACCATTCGCAGAAGCATGGGCAGGCGTATGGAATGAACTGAAAATAGGTGGCATGGATTTCCTTACCACTGTATTAGGTCCGATTGCACAGTCAGCACAACAAATCCGCAAGATATTAAACGGTGAATTCAAGTTTAAGGATGGTATTCCAAACTTGGCATACGGACCCGTAAACACGCCATCAACCAAAAAGCCTACATGGGGAGATGTTCCAACATACACAGCACCTGGCGGTTACGTTGTCGTAAATGATAAAAACGGGAAACAGATTGGAGCAAGGCATTTCGATAGTTTTGACAATGATGCCGTGGACGCTTGGAAAAAAAGGCTACTAACAAGAAAAACAAGTGGTGGCGGCGGCAATAAGACCACAACGACGACCGGCATCAAGGACGAGTTCACGGAGATGGAAGAACTGGTGGGACTAATACCAGTGGCAGAACAGAAAGTCAAGGACTTGCAGCAGCAGATACGCGAGTCGTGGGACGAGGGCGAAATAGCTAAACTGACCCAAGACCTGAAAGTTGCTGAGGATGAAGTGAAACGTCTGAAGGACATAGGGAAAGAACAAGTCATCGATCCCGAAAAAATGTTTCCAGACTATTCGAAGCAGAACTACAACACTGGGTATGCTGGTAGCATAAAAGCCAAGATAGACAGCGCACGTCAGGACTTCGCTTTGTCGCATACCAACTTTGACACCATCAACTCATACATCAGTGGCATTAAAAATGCACTAAAAGATGCTGACCTCGGCAGCGACCTTTACAACTCGCTGACTGAGCAGCTGAAGGACTCAACCACCATGAGCACGCTGCTTCAGGAAATGATGGAGCGAGGCATAAATGGTGCCGACCTTACATCCGTGGCAGAAAAGTTCAAGGCAGCATTGCTTGACGGTGACGTTCCTGATGACAAGATAAAGGAGTACGTTGACAAACTGAACGAGGGTGGCATTGAATTGTCATACGATGAAAAGACGGGCGATGTTAAAGATAAGGAAAAAAAGAAGGACGACAAGGATGTTCTGAATGGTTCAAAGCAACTCGTTAGTGGCCTGTCTCAGGTTGCTGGGGGTCTTCAACAGATGGGTGTCAAGTTACCTGAAGAAGTGCAGCAGGTATTGGGAGTCGTTCAAGGATTGATGACCGTTATCGAGGGTGTAAATACGGTGATAGGCATCACCCAGACAGCAGCACTCACAGCCAACACCACGGCGATGATTGCTCTGACAGCTGCTTTGTGGGTAAATACAGGCGCAAGCATTATTCCATTCGCAGGTGGTGGTATTGTTAGGGCCGCTGGTGGCACATTAGTCGGAAACACATACAGTGGTGACCAGCTGCGTGGTATCGACCAAAGCGGCCAAATCTACGGTTTAAATGCCGGGGAGGTTGTGCTTAACCGAGCCCAGGTTGGAAACCTCGCTTCGATGTTAGAAGGCGCAGGTCTTGGTAATCTGAACCTCACGGCAACCATCAGCGGCGAACAAATACGTCTGGCACTGAATAACAATGGCCGACGCACTGGAAAGGGTGAATATGTACAAAGCAATAAATAATAAAATAACAATGACAGACTATGGCAGCAAACGGAAACACATTACTTGTATATAGGGGAAACAGCGTAATAGCTGGCACCAAATCCAACGAGATACAATGCGAATGTGAGATGATTGAAGTCAGCTCTCCAAATCAGGGACAATGGCGCAGCTTTATTGCAGGCCGCAAAGATTGGTCAGTCAATGTCAGCTATCTCGTAACAGCAGCTTCAGACGTGAAAAACAATATACTGACAGTAGGCCAGACGTACACATTGAATATGTACGACCGAACGGGCTGGCTGATACTGTCAGGCCAAGCCATCTGCACAACTTGTAAAATCACAGCCACACGAGGGAACCTCATTACGGGGTCATTTGTATTTAGAGGTAATGGAGCACTCGGATGAGTGCTCCAAAATGTCAGAATGTCATTTCATAGTCATCCAGCCATTCATCGTCAATGGTGATAGTATTAACGCCGACTTTAACGAACAGTGTACCGGCAAGCTCGGTCGAGCGATTCCGTGCGAACGGCACAGATGCAACAGTAGCCTCTCCAATATTAGTTCCGTCAACGGTCTTTGCGGTAACACCCACATTGGTCTGAAAACCAGAGCCTGCAAAGCCGTAAATACTGACAGCCAGCTGACCGGACGTGCCGACATACGACAGCGGCACGTTTATTTTTCTATCCTGAGAGTTGGCCACACCACAAGGTTCTCCCGTGCAATAGTTCATGCCGTTATACCACACCGACGGCGTGATGGTAATGGTTGATATGTCATCGGGGACTTCATCGGTAGCCGTCACACGCAGACGGGTGGCAATGCGGTCCAGCTCAACAGTCCTGGTGCCGTTGGTGCTACCATTCACGTCAATCACCAAGTCTTTCCAGAACGTGTCGCTCGGACGTGACCACACTATCTCATGCGCCGCATTGTCCAGCTTCGCGCCAGTTCCTCGGCTCACGACAAAGTAGACATGATGGCTGCCAAACTCCAAAGATGCACGCGGATTGCCCCAGTCGGCATCGGCAGGCGTTAGGTGTAATGTCTGCACGCACTCGTCACCAACAAAGTCGAACATCCACAGATCCGTCATCGTGTTCGCTTCATCGGTCAGGGCCGTGCGTGTCTCCATGTCGCTGAAACTGACAGAAAAATCGCCGTTCACTTCGAATGTCACATCTTTCACACCTTCAGATTCATCACTACCATCAAATTCGTCACCATTACCACATGCTGCCATCATGACCGCAGCAACTACCAAAAACAAATTCTTTTTCATTGCATTTTAAATTTTAAGTTTAATTATTACGAATATCTCTCATTTCAACGATTTGCCAACCATGTCAAAGTCATCCTGTACGTCCTTGGCTATCACCTTCGCATAGCGCATCGTCAAGTCTATCTTCTTATGTCCGAGCATCCTCATCACGTTCTGCACCTTCGCGCCCTTGCTCAGCATATACGTCGCAAACGTGTGACGGGCAAGGTGAGAGTGTAAGCCGTCAATGCCAATAACAGAGCCGAACGTTTTCAGCAGGCAGTTATACTTCTGATTGGGCATCTTTGGCACCTGCCAGCCGTGACGCTCCAGCACGTCCACCACAGGAGGCAGGAGTACGCCGACGAACGGCACGCCTGTCTTGATCCTCTCGCCTCTATAAACAAATCGCTTCGTCTTTTCCACAGATATTTTATCTCGGGCTGTCTCTTCTTTATACTGCTTAATGTCAAACGCCTGCATATCAGAATAACTCATACCAGTGAACATCTGGAACACGAACAAATCCCTCACCGTCTCCATCTGAGTGCCAGGAACAGGCCGCGTGTTCATTATCAGTTGCATCTGCTCCTCTGTCAAATATTCGATATTCTCATTCTCACCTTTTTTGAACTTTCCCTTCAGTCGGTCATACGGGCTGGCACTGATCAGCCCGAAGTCGTGTGCACGGTTCAGCAAAGCCTTCAGGTGCTTGTGGTAGTTGTATATCGTGCCGTCGCTACCATTGCGTTCATCCTCGCCCTTTTTCACCTGAGCCTTTACTGTATTGTGCAACCATGCATCCCAGTCGTATATGGCTTCAATGGTTATGTCAGCCCACGACTTCAGCTTCCCATATTCCTTCAGGCGTTCAAACAGCAGCCAGTAGTGCCTGCGGGTGCCGTCGCTGACTTGCAAAGCGTTAATCTGACTCTCAATCCATGTCAGCATTCTATCCTGCTTGCCGTCAACCTTGGTGCCAGAATACACAAACTCGCGCACAGCCGAAACGTCAATAGGCTGTCGCGCCTCGATATACTCATTAACTTTTTCGTTAACACGGCGTACGATGATGCCAAGCCTGTTGTTCAGCGCGTCGGCATCAGGGCGTGCAACCACAGCACCTGCCCAGTGCTTTCCCAAAACCTTCATGCCCGTACTTATATAATACGACTTCCTGTCAACCGTGACGCGCACGTCCAGCGGTCCCAACTTATCATCGCCGCACTGCTTGCGCCAGTCCCTTATAATTGCTACCGAAAACATATTGCTCAATTTTAATTATTTTTATTGTATATTTTTGTTCCCAAACACGGAATCTGTAAAACATTTCCGTAAAACTGTAAAACATTTGTAAAACATCAAAGCGGAAAATCCGTAAAAATCCAACCAAATCCGTTTTACACCGAATTCCTCAAAACCCTTCAAAACCCCTTAAAACGTCGAGGATGCCAGTATTTGCGCTGCGCATCCTCTTCAGTCTTTCGTGATCCGGTCGGGATTTTGAACTACGTTGAGGATTATTTTTATTTACGGCGGTTTTACAAA